TTATTTCACCTGAGTACAGGGCTACCGAGAAATCAGTCCGTGTCGTTTCAGGATTTCGGCCATCGAATTTCTTTTCGCGTCGTGGTTGCGTACGAGTTCTCCGTAAAGCTTGGCTCGCTCAGAACTGCTCTGGGATTCGTTGTAAAGAACGTTTGAACACTGTGCTGCGGCCGCGCTGTATTCTTGCCACGCGGCTGCAATTCTCGCTTTATCGTCTTTCGTCATTTTCTCTCTCCTTGAGTACAGGGCTGAATGGCTCCTAGTTGTTCTGCCTTTGCTTGCAGGTCAACCAGTCTGTAGATCGCTGTTTCTAAATAAGTATTGGGGCATATTTTACCGTGAGCGAAATGACGACCACTAAGTCGTTGAATCTGATCGTTTTCGCCCGCAAGTGGGGCAATACTTGACTGTGATTCTCTTGGGCGGTTTGTTCATTTCTCCTCCTCAACCTTGCAGGGCTGAATGGCTACGGAACAAAGTCATGCCCACACTTTGGACAGGAAACCTCATCGTCCAATTCCTCACTCAGCTTGTCTTGGCAGTTTGCACACAGTCCCGTATCGCATTCGTAGTTGTCTTTGGTGAAAAGGGAGCGACACTTTGGACAACCAAGCTCGTCGGCCCCTTCGTTGAAAGCTTCCCTGATCAGCCACTCTGTAGGCTTGTTGCGTAACTCCTTGCGCGGCGAACGCATACCCTCATCCATGAGGAATTTGATTAGCTTGCCGCGACTCCACTTCCACCGAGGTTTGTTATTCATTTCTTTTCTCCTACGCAGGGCTGAATGGCTTTAAGGTCGGTACGGATGGCGTTGGTTCTCATCACGACAGCGACGTAAATCAATGCGAATCCGGCCATTATTAGCAATAAAGTTGCAAGTACATCACCTTCAGTAGCAGGTCTACTCATTTCTTCCTCCTGGCCGCTTCGTAAGTCTCAACCGCCCCAGTCTCGATGAGTCGCAGACACTCGCAGAGGCGGACCCGTGACGTATCCGCGTGTTCGTGTTAGTCACTCTGGTTCGCCTCAACAACCGCGCACATTTGACCGAACACGCCGTACCGACGCGGCAGCGATGCACGGAAAAGATTACCCCGCATTGTCGGCACGTCTTTTCTACGCGGCCCGGGAGTCGCTTGAATCCTGATCGCTTCATCGGTTGGTTATCCTGTCGTCGCATTTGCAATCGTCGTATTCCGCACCGCATCCAGTACAAACGGCCACAGGAACCTCGCCCGCCCCGTAGCACCTCTGGCATGTCTCAACCGAACTCTGGAACGGATCGAAGAATCGCAGCGTCACGGATTCGTATTCCACGCGACCTTCACCCTGGCACTCAGGGCATACTTTCGTTGTCTCGATGAATTCGTAAGGTTCGCCAACGCTCGGTAAATCGAAGTGTGGTTCGAGTAGTGCGCTCATGCTGCCGCCTTTCGTTCCGCTTCCAGCCGCAGCCACTCAACGCATGGCGGGCAGTCCTCGATCCGTGGCCCGATGGCCGCGAACCCACCCGAGTCGAATTCCCGGTAATCAGCCTCCGTATCGGCCAGCCAGATTTCAGTGCAGCTATCGCACTTGCGAGCACGGCATGAGCCAGACCCGCACTTGCCGCCACACCACATGCAGAGGCCAGCGTCCATCCAGTTCATTATTTCGCGCGCGTTCGGGTTGAGATAAATGGTTGTGGTTTCCATGCCCCGCATGTTACACGTCTGAAACTAGCCTGTCAAGAAAATAGTTGCATTTCGGAAACTCCTGTGTTAGAGTGCCGTCCGATGAGTCAAACACTACTAACGCCAAGCCAAGCCGCGAAGATTCTGGGTGTTACCCGACCCGGCTTTGTGAGGATGTACAAGCGTGGGGATATCGAGCCGGAACTGGTCGCGGGGCGACAGTCGTTCTTTGCCCTTCGCGCGGTCAACGCCCTGAAGAAAGCCCGCAACGGGAAGAAACGGAAAGCGGCATGATCCGTCCTTTGAAAATATCGCCCCAGATATTCCGCACATCAACCGGCCTCCGGCTGATCACCCATGCGGTCTGGGACGGTAAGAAGTTCGTGTGTTACGGACGCTGCCTGTGCAGTTGTATGCGGGCAATGCTGGAGATGGTGAAGAAATGAAAACAAATCACGACTCGTGGTGTCTGGCCGTCTGGGAAACGCTGATGCTGGTGGCGGCGATTCTCGCCTACGCATTGGCGCTGGAGATTAGCCGATGAATGAAAACTTTGAAGCTTTGTGGGTTCGGTTCGAGGCTCTGAGCAAAACCGCGGCCCCGAAAGAAGTGGCAGAGTTGTTCTACCGCAAGGGCATGATCGACGGCAAGGAGGCTGTTCTGAACGAGATCCTGCCACTGGTTGAGGACGTGGCCGACGCGATCGAGCAGCGGACTCAAGAAAGCGAGACGGTGCAATGAGATTTGCCTACGAAGAAGAGTACGCGCGCATGGTTACTAAGTATGCAATCACGGGCAGGCGCATCTCCTGGTGGCGGCGGGTTCTGCGGAAGATATTTCGGATCGGGTAATCGGGTACTAAACCTAAACAGCACAACACTTCAAGGAGAAAAGAACGATGCTGAGAATAACGAAATCGACGGAGCCGATCACGGTTGATCGGTTAATTGTGACTATCTATTCCCCTCCAGGGGTGGGCAAGACTTCACTGGCATTTACCGCTGACAAGCCCTTAATGCTGGACTTTGACGGTGGTGCGTATCGAGCCGCGAACCGCGGCGATATTGTTCCGGTCAATTCATGGTCTGACGTTTCTGCTATCAAAGCGGAAGATTTGGCCGGATACAAAACGCTGGTCATTGATACTGCCGGTCGCGCGCTGGACTCGCTTACCGCTGCGATTATTCAGGAGAATCCGAAACTCGGCCGGAGCGGCGGCGCTCTGACGTTACAGGGTTTCGGGGAACTGAAATCCCGCTTTATTGCGTTCACCAAGCTGGTCCGGTCCTTCGGCCTGGATCTCGTTCTGCTGGCTCACTCCGATGAGCAGCGAAACGGCGACGAGTTGATTGAGCGAATCGACGTGCAGGGCGGATCGAAGAACGAGATTTACAAGGCGGCTGATGTCATGGGCCGGCTGCGGATTACGAACGGGAAGCGGTTGCTGAATTTCAGCCCGACCGATACGGCGTTCGGCAAGAATCCTGCGGGTTTGGCTGAGATGGTCGTTCCTTCCTTTACGGATGAGCCTGACTTCCTCGCGAGCGTAATCAGCGACATCAAGAACAGCCTTAATCGACTCACTGCAGATCAACAGGAAGCGGCTGCGGAATTGGCCGACTGGCAAAAACAGTTTGACGCCGCGGATTCGCCGGATTCGCTCAATGCGCTGATTCCCAAAGTTGCAGAGAATGCAGCGAACCGCGACAACGCGGGGCGATTGCTGGTCAAGGTTGGCAAGGCGAAAGGCTTCGAGTGGGACAAAGACGCCAAGCAATTCAAGACCAACGGAGCATTCGATCCTCTTTCCAAAACCACCAAAGACGGAATCACCAAAAAGCAGATTGCCGATGCTCAGAAGCTGGCCGAGGAACTTGACGCGAACCTGGATGACGAAGCCTCCCGGCTTTTCAAGGTTCCGGTCAAATTGGAAGAACTATCCAAAGAAGGCGCGTCCCGGCTGATTGCAGACCTGACAGCGCGGGCCGACAGCGGGACGGGAGACTACTGATGCGGATATCAGTGTCCGAAATCGACAACTATCGATGGTACAAGCAAAACGAGGACATGACACTCGAGGAGTTGCTTGCGCGCCTGCGTAAAGAGACGCCTGCGAGCCTTCCAATGCTGGCCGGGAGTGCTTTGCATCGATTCTTTGAACACGCAGCCCCTGAGGGGCAGGAAACGCCAGCGATCGAGGTTGACGGGTTCCGGTTCGCGTTCGACTGCGACATCGACATGGAACTGCCGACCATTCGGGAATTGAAGGGCGAAGTTCAGGTGGACACGCCATCCGGTCCGGTGACGTTAGTTGGCATCGTTGATGGTATGGATTCCGCAATCTATGACTACAAGCTGACGGGAAGGTTCGACGCTGAGAAGTTGGCGGAGTCTTACCAGTGGCGCTGTTACCTGATGATGTTCAATGCCAGCCGGTTTGTCTATCGCGTGTTCGTCGGGAAGGAAGATAGCGACGGCGTGGGCTTCGATGGTCAAGCGTTCAGTCAGTGGACAATCCGCGAATATCACGAGCTGCCGGTCTATCGGTATCCAGGCATGGAAGCAGACGTTGTCGGCCAGGTTTCAGAGTTCGCGGCATTCATTAACCAATACTTACCAGAAAGGACGTAAATGCCAAAAGAAACACCAGAAGAACAGCCAAAGCCAGAAAAGACGCCCAAGCGGGCTGTCGTCCAGTACCGCACAAGGAAGCTGGAAGCGTTCTCGAAATGGTCCCTGTGGTTCCAGCGCGAACTAACCGGACTCGACAGCCAGGACGTGATGACTCAGTTCTACGCTCGCCCGACCTGGCCGGCCATGACCGGAATGATCGAGGTCAAGAGCATTACCTGGGATGAGTTCTATTACACCCAACGGAGAAGCGATGAGTAGAGAGACTGAGATTTCCATAACGTCACCGCACTTTCCGGCGTCGAAGTTCTGCATTGCTCGGCCTGCTCGATCAGGTAGCAATTACAACGACGAGTTCTACAACGTAGACCGCAACGATTGGAGTCAGCAAGGAACGCTCTGGAGCTACAAGAGCCATGTCGAGGTCGTGTTTCGTGCTTTGCAAAAGGCGATCGATCTGAAAGGGCAGCCGAGTCTCGACAAAAACCCGTGCCCTTGTAACGGCTGCAATCAATCGGCGAATTAGTTTGACCCAACGGAGAAGGGGAAGCGATGAAGGCTCTGATTTGCATGTTCGCAGGACATCGTTGGGTAGTTCGAGCGCGGGACGGTCGCAAAAGCGAAAAGATTCGTTGCGAGAGATGCGGCTACCAGCGAATCCTACAAACTCGAATTTGAGTCAGATATCAAGCTCTAACCCGCAAGGAGAAAAGTGATGGGATGGTGTAGTGGGACTGAAATCTTTGACCAAATCGCGGAAGTCGTTCTGAGCGATAAGCCGATGGATAAAAAGGCGACGATCAAGGCAATGATTGAGGCGCTCGAAAATGGCGATTGGGACTGCCAAGGCGACAGCGCGTATTGGGATCACCCAATCGTGAAAGAAGCGTTTCGAGAGCTACACCCAGATTGGTTTAAGGATTGAACTTCTGACCCGCAAGGGTGAGAGAGGGGAAGCAAACCATGAACCTAGCCGCAATCGGAATAATCATCGTCGTTCTAATCCTGCTCGCCGCGTTCGGGCTCTGGCTATACATCGGGCGTCTCTACGATGAGGGGCGGAGGCCTGGGAAGTGATTAGAAACACGTCAGCCCGCCAGGTTTCCCCAACGGGCCTCAGTGTGAATCCAATCGGCTGAACGATTGTTTTGCGTGGAAATGATGATACACACAAAGGGTATTGACTACAAGAGCAAAAAGCGTATTATTGCCTCGAATCCGTTTGCTGGCGATAATTCCTTGAATTTCCAACCACCAACGAATTCAATAGAGGCTGAACACGAACATGTTTACAGGTTCCTTTATCACTTGGAGTCACCTGAGAAAATCCAAGGTAGCCGTGTGTCAGCAAGCTCTAAGCATGGGAAATCCGGGCAACGGCAGCGTACTCGATCGCTCAATACCGATACGTCCCGGTCGTTAATAGCCGAACTGCGAAAGCAGCACCTACTAACCATGCTGAAAGGCATAAACGCGCGGAGGTAGCACCTTCG